CCCTGATGAATTTTATTAAAAACAAAATTATGGCATTTAGAGATATATTCAAAGACAGTAATGACCTAAACGAAAAAAATATCGTTGGGTTTGCTTCATTCGCTGTAATGGTGCTTTTTGCTGCCGCAGACGTAATCACAGGTATTTTAGGCAAGGAATTAGTAATTACCGATACTGTATTTAATTCTTTTGTGATCATCACATTAGGTTCATTTGGTATTGATGGTATTACAAAAATATTTACGAAAAAAGGAGAATAATTATGTTACTAAAAGTAGGTTCACGAGGTAAAGAAGTTAAAGAACTACAAGAGTTTCTAGAAATTGATGCAGATGGTATCTTTGGAATGGGTACTAAAGCTGTAGTTCAAAAATGGCAAGCTAATAATGGTTTAGTTGCCGATGGTATTGTAGGTCCTAAAACTTGGGATGCTATGGGATTAGCCACTACAGATGCTTCTGAAAAAGTTTATACAACAGATAACGGTTTAGTAATCCATAGACACTTCCTTCCAGTAGGTGAATATAAACAAGGTCCGATCAATGCTGAATGGTTATTCTTACACCACACAGCAGGTTGGCACAACCCATACAAAACAATTGATAATTGGGGTAGAGATTCAAGAGGTGCAGTAGCTACAGAATTCGTATTAGGAGGTCCTTCCGTAAAAGGAAATGATGATAAGTACGATGGAGAAATGGTACAATCATTCCCACATGGAGATTATGGTTGGCATTTAGGTAAAAATGGTTCCCAAAAAATGCATGTAAATTCAGTTGGTATTGAAGTATGTAATTTTGGTTATGTTGTAAATGGTAAAACCTATGCAGGTACTACAGTCGCAGATTCACAGATTGTAGAATTATCAAAAGAATTTAGAGGACACAAATTATGGCATCGTTACTCAGATGCTCAAATTGAAGCTTTACATAAGTGGATTTTATGGATTGCTGAAAGAGATAATATTGATGTTAGAGCCGGTTTACCTTCTTTAATTAAAGAAAAAGGTGCAGATGCCTTTGAATGGAACGAAGATGCTTATTACGGAAGAGTAAAAGGCCTTTGGACTCACACTAATACAAGAAAAGATAAAGTAGATATGTTCCCACAACAAGAGTTGATGGACATGCTAGTAAGTTTGTAATGAAAGAGTTAGAAGATATTTATAAAACAGAAGAATTTAAATCATTATCTTGGAAACAAAGATTATGGATTCGTATTAAAGTTGCTTTTATACAAACTATAACCCTACACTAAAGATGATCAAATCGACATACATGAAAGTAACAGTAGCTGGAGCAGCATCAATAGGATTTATTTGTTCCTATTTTATGGAATTAACAATGGCGAATGCTGAACAGTTTTTGGCTGTAGCAGCTGTATTATTGTTAGATGGATTTTTCGGTGTTATAGCTGGAGTTAAAAGGGAAGGATTCAAAACATATAAAGCTCTTAAAGTATTAAAATCATTAGTAACTTGGGAAATAATCCTCACAGCAATTCTAATGATTGAAAAAGGTTTTGCTGGTACAAGTTGGTTAAGTGAAACAGTTATCACCCCATTTATAGTTTTTCAATTAATGTCTGCTCTTAAGAACGCTTCTATGGCAGGTTTTATCAAAAATGAGTTATTAAACATTATTTTAGATAAAATCGATAAACATAAAGGCGATAGAGTATGAAAGAATTATTAAACAGTATTACCGATACACGTATGGTGTATCTTTTAATGTCACTTGTATTACTTATAGGATATTTTACACAGTCTTGGGGTATAGTAATTTTTGTAACATTTATGTTGAACGTTGGAGTATGGACAGGTTTTTGTCCTTCTAAATGGTTCTTCAGTAAATGCGGATTTAAAAAATCCGAATTATAAAAAATGAGTGCTTTAGATGGCATATCCCTTAATGCCAAAATTTCCTTAGCAATTGCGGGCATTATTATGTTAACCTTTTTTGCAGTACAAACTTGTATTGTATTTGGGTTATGTGAACCCTCTTTAGAATTAGCTAAATTTGGTTGGGGTTGTGTTGTATTCTTTATGCCTCCATTTTTTAAAGTAGTACAAGAATTTTTAGTAAATAAAGCTAAAATTCGTAAAGAATTAGGAGACAAAAACGTTTACCTAGAACACGCAGCTAAAATTATT